CGCCTAGAAGCCTGTCGAGCATTACCCTGCCAACACTGTGGGGCAGAGGATGGTACGGTAGTAGCTGCACACTCAAACGAAGGCGCTCACGGCAAGGGACGGGGAATTAAAGCAAGCGATGAGTTTGTGGCTGCGCTTTGCTTTACTTGCCATGCCAATTTAGATCAGGGCAAAATGAGCAAGCACGAAAAATCACAAATGTGGCACAATGCCCATATGAAAACTATAGAAATGTTGGACAAATGACCAATCCCGCAGACAAAGTAGAACGATGGGCCATTGACCGACTCGTGCCTTACGCCCGCAATGCCAGGACTCACTCGGACGAGCAGATAAGCCAGATTGCGGCAAGCATCAAGGAATGGGGTTGGACTACACCAGTGCTGGTAGACGAGCAAGGCGGCATCATTGCAGGGCATGGGCGCACATTGGCAGCGCAGCGCCTAAAGATGACCGAAGTGCCTGTTATGGTGGCAAAGGGCTGGAGTGATGCTAAGAAACGGGCTTATGTGCTGGCAGACAATAAGCTGGCGCTGAATGCGGGGTGGGACAACGAGATGTTGCGGCTAGAGCTTGGCGCGATTGGCGAATTAGAGTTTGACCTTGACCTAACTGGATTTAATGCGGGTGAGATTGCGGCGCTTCAATTTGACGATGACGCAGAAGCCGAAATGCCTGATTTAAATGATGGCGATAAAGAACCATTCCAGCAAAAAACATTTACCCTGCACGATGAGCAAGCCGTAGAAGTGGATAACGCCATAACTTTAGCCCGTACAAATCCGCTTGCCGATACGGGATTAAACGAAAACACGAACGGAAATGCCTTGGCGCTTATTTGCCGTGAATGGCTTGCAGGGAAAAATGGCAAGCGCTAAGGACATTATTGTGAAGCCAATTACGGCACAGGCAGCTAATGCCGTGGTGAAGCGCATCCATTACAGCGGTAAGAAAGTAAACAATAGTCAACTTCATTTTGGCGTTTATTTGAATGAACGGCTAGAAGGTGCAATGCAATTTGGCCCATCGCTTGATAAGCGTAAAATTTTAGGGCTTGTCAAAAATACGGGGTGGAATGATTTTTTAGAGCTGAATCGCATGGCATTTAGCGAGGCATTGCCACGCAATAGCGAAAGCCGTGCCATGGCGGTGGCCTTTCGACTGATTAAAAAGCATTACCCTCATATTGAATGGGTAATATCTTTTGCTGATGGAACGCAATGCGGAGATGGTGCGATTTATAGGGCAAGCGGGTTTGTTCTTACAAGTGTCAAAAAAAATACAACTATGCTTCTCATGCCAAACGGTGAAGTGGTAGCGGATAAAACATTAAACGATAGAGTATGCAAAAACGGTCGATCTGGCAGTTCGATAGCAAAAGAAAACGGGGCAAAGCCTTTAATTGGCTTTCAATTACGGTACATCTATTTTTTGAATCCAGCAGTCCGAGAACGCTTGACTGTGCCTGTGCTACCATTCTCAAAAATTAGCGACATGGGCGCATCCATGTACAAAGGCGAAAAAATTATGCGTGCCAAAAAGCAGGATTCCGAGCACCCCTTGGAACTGGGCGGGGCAGTACCGACCGACACGCTCCATTTAAAACCCGTAGCGTGTGCGTAAAGCATCAACGCCATCAACAATAGATTGCTCTATGTTTTTGCCAATGCCGCGCATCCATCGTGGGTTTGTAATGGCAAGGTTGGCATCAAGGATAGCGTTGCGTTGCTTGCCTAAATCTTGGAATTTAGAAGCTATTCGGATGGCTTTGGCAAAATCGCCTGCATCAAATGCGGATTTAACTTGGCTTAATTTGGTTTGCATAAAAGACCTTTGGTTTAGGAATAAGGTGACTCTAATGGAAAAAGCACACAAAAAAAAGTTTATTTTATTAGGACAAACCCTAATGCGGAGATAATAAACAATGGCTAAAACTGAAAAACCCACCTATAAAAAGATTGGCGGTAACGGCGGCGCAAGACCAGGCGCAGGCCGACCAGCCTTTGAACCAACACCAGCCGAGCGCAAACAGGTAGAAGCACTCAGCGGCTACGGCTTACCAATTGACCAGATAGGCGCACTGGTGCGGGATGGAATCAGCGTTGATACCCTTAGAGCGCACTTTGGCAGCGAACTAATATCAGGCAAGTCAAAGGCAAACGCACAGGTAGGAAAAACCCTATTCCAAAAGGTTATGGCAGGCGACACAACTGCGGCTATCTGGTGGAGCAAAACCCAGATGCGCTGGGCAGAAACCCAGAAGCATGAGCTGACTGGCGCAGACGGTGCCCCGCTGGAGTTTGCAAAGATCGAGCGCGTGATCGTTAAGAATGGGTAAAACCCTGCAAATCCAAACCCCTGAATGGGCGCTTCCTTTGCTGGAAGGAAGTCGCTACAAGGGAGCTTGGGGTGGGCGAGGTTCTGGCAAGTCCCATATGTTTGCTGAGCTGATGATTGAAGGTCACATCATGGACCAGAAGCGCAGGAGCGTTTGCGTCCGTGAGATTCAGAAGTCCCTCAATCAGTCTGTCAAGCGGCTGCTGGAAACCAAGATTGAGGCTATGAACGCTGGCGCGTACTTTGAGATACAGGATGCCGTCATTAAGTCCAAGAAGGGCGATGGTGCGATTATTTTCCAAGGTATGCAGAACCATACCGCTGACAGCATTAAGTCGCTGGAAGGCTACGACTGCGCTTGGGTGGAGGAAGCCCAAAGCCTAAGTCAGACCAGCCTTGACCTGCTGCGACCGACCATCCGCAAGCCTAATTCTGAGCTGTGGTTCACGTGGAACCCTCGGCAGAACAGCGACCCCGTAGACTTCCTGCTGCGTGGGCCAGAGCCGCCAAACGATGCCAAAGTGATTAAAGTTAACTTCACCGATAACCCTTGGTTTCCACAAGTCCTGAAGGACGAGATGGAGTACGACAAGCGGCGCGACCCTGACAAATACCAGCACGTTTGGATGGGTCAATACCTGCGGAACAGCAACAGCAGGGTATTCCGTAACTGGAAGATTGACGAATTCGATGCACCGCCAGAAGTTATCCACAGGCTCGGTGCCGACTGGGGCTTTGCAGTAGACCCGACAGTCCTAGTGCGCTGTCACATTATCGGGCGCACGCTTTACATTGACTATGAAGCGTATATGGTGGGCTGCGAGATTGTCAATACACCTGAGCTGTTTATGCAAGTGCCGGAGGCCGAGAAGTGGCCCATCGTGGCCGACTCAGCCAGGCCAGAGACCATTAGCCATATGCGCAAGAACGGGTTTCCAAAGATCATGACTGCGGTCAAAGGGCCAAAGTCGGTCGAGGAAGGCATCGAGTTCCTGAAAAACTACGACATCGTGGTTCACCCGCGCTGCACCCACACTATCGATGAGCTGAGCCTTTACAGTTACAAATCAGACCCACTAACAGGGCGAATCCTGCCCCAGCTTGAGGATAAAAAGAACCATGTAATCGATGCTTTGCGGTATGCCTGCGAGGGCATCAGGCGGTCAGCGGTCACAAAACCAGTTACATTCACGCCATTGCCCAATGTCAAACGCTGGTAGATAATCGCCCCAAAAGGACAAACATGGCACGAATACCCAACGACCAACGCCTTGCAAATTTGCACGCTGATGCGCTGCGGCAGTTCAATGACATTCAAACTGCGCTACGGGACGAGCGCCTACAGTGTCTGCAAGACAGGCGTTTCTATTCCCTTTGTGGTGCTCAGTGGGAAGGCCCACTTTACGACCAGTACGAAAACAAGCCCAAGTTTGAAGTCAACAAGATCATGTTGGCAGTCATTCGCATCGTCAATGAGTACAGGAATAATCGGATTACGGTTGATTATGTAAGCAAGGACGGTACGGAGAACGACAAGCTGGCCGAGGTTTGCGATGGCCTCTACCGAGCTGACGAGCAGGCATCGGTTGCTGATGAAGCCTATGACAATGCTTTTGAAGAAGCAGTAGGCGGTGGCATTGGCGCATGGCGTCTGCGGACTGTTTATGAAGATGAGGAAGACCCTGAGAACGAACGTCAACGCATTCGGTTTGAGCCAATCTTTGATGCCGACAGTTCGGTGTTCTTTGACCTGAACGCCAAGCGGCAAGATAAATCAGATGCTAAGTACGCTTTTGTGGTCACTAGCATGACCCGCGAAAGCTACAAAGAAATCTATAACGATGACCCGACAGACTGGCCCAAGATCATCCACCAGTACGAGTTTGATTGGGCAACGCCTGACGTTGTGTTTGTGGCTGAGTATTACAAAATTGAGGAAAAGACTGAGACCATCCGCATTTTTCAGACTATTGCTGGCGAGGAAGAACGCTACACCCAGGCCGACTTTGCCATCGACGATATGCTGGAAGAAACCCTGATAGCTGTTGGCAGTCGTGAAGTGCGGCAGAAGCGGGTCAAGCGGATGCGTGTTCGCAAATACATCATGTCTGGCGGCAAGGTGCTAGAGGACGCTGGATATATCGCTGGCAAGAATATCCCTATTGTGGTGGTCTACGGCAAGCGTTGGTTTGTGGACAACATCGAGCGCTGCATGGGTGCTGTGCGCCTGGCTAAAGATGCCCAGCGCCTAAAGAATATGCAACTCTCCAAGTTGGGCGAAATCAGCGCACTGTCTAGCATCGAAAAGCCCATCATGACACCCGAGCAAGTTGCTGGGCATCAAGTGATGTGGGCAGAGGACAATCTACGGGATTACCCTTATTTACTGATTAACCCTGTAACTGGGCCAGATGGCAACACGCAAGTGACTGGGCCAATGGCTTACACCAGGTCAGCAGCAATTCCCCCGGCAATGGCCGCGCTGCTACAAATTACCGAGCAGGATATGCAGGATATTCTTGGCAACCCGCAAGGTGCTGACAAGATGGTGTCGGGCGTGTCAGGCAAAGCGGTGGAGATGATTCAGACCCGTGTAGATATGCAGACCTTTATTTACATGAGCAACTTTGCTAAGGGCATGAAGCGCTGCGGAGAAATCTGGCTCGGCATGGCAAAGGAAATCTACACCGAAGATAAGCGCAAGATGAAGACTATTGCGCCTACTGGTGAGGCTGGCATGGTTGAGCTGATGCAGCCAATGATTGACCAAACGACTGGTGAAATGAAGATGGCAAACGACTTGAGCGATGCCACCTTTGACGTTGTGGCAGAAGTCGGGCCATCGTCTAGTAGCAAGCGTGCAGCTACTGTCAGGGCGTTGACTGGAATGCTTCAGATTACTCAAGACCCAGAAACCGCCCAAGTGCTCACCGCAATGGCAATGATGAATATGGAGGGCGAGGGCGTAGGCGATGCCAATGCTTACTTCCGTAAGAAGCTCCTGCGTATGGGTGTGGTTAAGCCTACAGATGACGAAGCACAGCAACTGATGGCAGAAATGCAAGGTCAACCGCAAGACCCGAACGCTATGTATCTGCAAGCTGCAGCCGAGGAAGCAACTGCTAAGGCAGCCAAGGCCCGAGCTGATACCGTGGAAACCGTAGCCAGCGCAGAACTTAAACGTGCCCAAACTCTTGAAACTTTGGGCAAAGTTGAAGAAACTGCCCAAAATATGGCATTAACCAATGCAGAGGCTGTACAGCAAATTTTGCAAGGACAGATTGTTCAGCCAGTTGTCAGGTAACTGAAAAAGAGCGAGAATGTAATTAACGGCAACCACCCAGCCGTTCTAATGGGTGAGTTTGATGGGGTCAGAAGATGAGTACAAAGGCAGTAATTGAGGACAATGAAATCGAAGTAGGGGAAGAGGAAACCGAAGTCAGCGGAATCGTTGATGAGGAAGAATCCGAAGATACTGAAGAAGTTGTTGTCAGCATTGGTGAGGAAGCGCCACCTCCCGAAGAACAGACTCATGCGCCTGAATGGGTACGCGAGTTGCGTAAGACGAATAGAGAATTGCAGCGTCAAAACCGTGAACTGCAAGGCAAGCTGCAAAGCACCGCACAGACTGAGACCAAGCCGGTCGTGCTGGGTAAGAAGCCAAGCCTAGAAGATCACGACTATGATTCTGAAAAGTACGAGCTAGCACTGTCTAATTGGTTTGACCAGAAACGGCAAGTCGAAGATATAAATGCCAAGCAAGAAGCTGAAGTTATGAATCAGCAAAAAGCATGGCAGTCCAAGCTGGATGGCTACGGTAAGGCGAAAGCTGAGCTGCGAGTCAAAGACTACGAAGATGCCGAGGCCGTGGCCCAGGAGCTTTTTAGTATTACCCAGCAAGGCGTTGTGCTACAAGGTGCGGATAATCCCGCGCTAGTCATTTACGCACTCGGTAAGAATCCAAAGAAGGCAAAAGAGTTGTCCGACATTAAAGACCCCGTAAAGTTTGCCTTTGCGGTAGCAAAACTGGAAAAAGAATTGAAAGTTACAAACCGCAAGGCAGCCCCGCCACCCGAGAGAATCGTGTCAGGAACTGGCCGAGTATCTGGGGCAGTGGACTCAACCCTCGAACGGCTGCGAGAAGATGCTGCCCGTACTGGCAACATGACGAAAGTCATTCAGTACAAACAGCAGAAGCGAGCAGCATCCAAGTGATATTTTTTATAGGAGCCTATCATGGCAAATTCATTCAGTAAGGAAGAGCGCGTAGCGTTTGAGGACATCCTCGAAGGCTTTAACGATGCTCTAGTGCTTTCCCGCAACGTGTCCATCTACAACACAGATGGTTCGATGATGGAGCGCACCAATAACGTCATCTATCGCCCACAACCGTACATCGCACAATCGTATGATGGCATGGACCAGACCAACAACTTCACCGCATACACACAGCTGTCAGTACCAGCAACGCTTGGCTTTCAAAAGTCTGTGCCGTTCATTCTTGATGCAATGGAACTGCGTGATGCTTTGCAAGAAGGTCGTTTGGGTGAAGCTGCAAAACAGAAGCTGGCATCCGACATCAACATCGCAATCATGAACGTGGCCGCAGCTCAAGGTTCGCTGGTCGTGACCGTGAGCACCGCTGCTGGTGACTATGACGATGTGGCCCTGTGCGACAGCATCATGAACGAGCAGGGCGTACAAGCCTTTGACCGTTACTTGGCTTTGTCCTCACGCGACTACAACGGCATCGCTGGCAATATCGCTGGTGGAACTGGTGGCGCATCCGTGTCCCGTAGCTTTGCAGGCACCAAGTCAAACACCGCCTTTGAACGTTCGTTCGTTGGCATGGTGGCTGGCTTTGAAACCTACAAGCTGGACTACGCAAACCGCCTGACTGGTGCAACTGGTTCTGACCCAACCATGAGCACTTTGGCTGCAGCTCTTAACTACTACGTTCCTGTGGCAACACAGACAGCAGTGACTGGTGAAACGCAAAACGTGGACAATCGTTTCCAAACGATTACCGTGTCGAGCACCACCGATCTGCCTGCTGGCTCTGCCATTGAAATCCAAGGCGTTGAGGCTGTCCATCACATCACCAAACAAGGCACTGGATTCTCCAAAACCTTCCGTGTGGTGAGCGTGACTAATGCGACTACTTGCGTTATCACACCTCCCATCATCTCCGCACAAGGTGGAACTGATGCCGAGTTGCAGTATCAAAACTGTATCGTGACTGCTGCTTCTGGTCGCACTATCAACCGCTTGAATACCACAACCGCACCAATCAACTGCTTCTGGCAGAAAGATGCGCTGGAGATTCTGCCTGGTCGTTACTCCGTTCCCGCTGATGCTGGCGTTGCAGTAATGCGTGCCTCTACAGATCAGGGCATTGAGCTGGTCATGCAAAAGCAATACGATGTCAACACCATGAAGACCAAGTATCGTCTTGATACTCTGTTTGGTGTGGTCAATAAGCAGCCAGAAATGTCTGGTATTTTGCTGTTCAATCAAGCATAAGGAGCCATCATGAGCTACAACGTAATTTTTACACAAGGCACTGCTACCGTTACTGTGCCCGCGGGCGAGAAAATCGCCGTTCAAGCCTACTCACCAGCAAGCGTGTTTCAGGAAGTTGGTTTCCCCAATTTCCCTGATTCACAAGACCTATTGAGCGTGGTCGAAAACACCACCTTTGTATCAGGCGCATTCACCAATGCCACCAACGTGACTATTCAAGCTGGTGCATCGGGTGCGAACTACGCAGTGGGTGTTTCCCCGGTAATCACTGACGATGGCAACTGGCAACTTCAGGGTGCGCCTGCTGACATAGCTGATGGTGGTTCGATGATTGCCACAGCAGCAAATGTGCTGACTGGCATTGTGACTGCAACCCCAACCACAACCCGTAGCATCCAACTTCCAACAGGTGCAAACCTTGATCTGGCAACTGAATGGGCTATCGGTGATTCATTTGACTTTAGCGTCATTACTTTGGCTGCGTTTGCTTTGACCATCACGGTCAATACAGGTGTGACCATTGTGGGTTCTGCGGCAACTGCGGCTACGTCTGGTGCATCTGCACGTTTCCGTGTTCGCAAGACAGCAGCAGATACTTTCATTGTGTATCGGGTAAGCTAATCAACCAAGCAGGCCAGCAGAGATGTTGGCCTGTTTTACTTTGGAGAATGAAAATGGCGGGTCATACAATGAAAATGGGTAAGAGCGACAATAAAATGTCGGATGTCATTAAGAAAGAAATGAAAGCAGGCAAGCCCCAAAAGCAAGCCGTTGCGATGGCGTATGGCATGATGAAAAAGCCAGCCGCTAAATCAATGAAAAAGAAATGATTAAGTCAGCCGCAATCGTTAAGACCAAAACTCTTTCCGCTGCGAAGGAGTTGCGGCTGCAAAAGCGCAAGCTAAAAAAGGCGCAGACCATTGAGCGCAAAGCAGTTAAACAAGTTCGTCCATCGCCAATTGACAGACAAGTTATTGAAGTGCTAGATGAGCCGATTGAAACGCTTGAAGTTGAAACTCCTGCGGACGATAGTCCAGTAACACGCGAAGAAATGCTGCAAAAAGCCGAGGCGATTGGGCTGAAGGTTGACAAACGCTGGTCTGATGCGACACTACTGAAACACATTGAGGAGTTGGCATGGGCTACAGAAAACGACAATTCATAAGCGCAGCATTTGAAGAGATCGGCCTCGCGTCTTATGTTTTTGATTTGCAGCCCGAGCAACTCGAATCTGCCCTGCGCCGCCTTGATGCAATGATGGCAGACTGGAACGCCAAGGGCATCCGTCTAGGCTACCCTTTGCCATCCAGTCCACAGGACAGCGACCTTGATGAAGAAACCAATGTGCCTGATTCAGCATACGAGGCCATTATCTGCAGTCTAGGTATCAGGCTTGCCCCTAGTTACGGTAAGACCGTGATGATTGAGACCAAGACCACTGCCAAGCAGGGTTACGACATCTTGCTGCAAAGAGCTACATTCCCACTTGAGCAGCAACTGCCTGCAACAATGCCAGCAGGAGCAGGCAACAAGCCGTGGAGAGTCTACGATAATCCGTTTATTAGGCCACCAGCCAACCCAGTCAACGCTGGCCCTGATGGGCCTCTTGAATATTACTAAGGACAATCATGCCAACGATCAATCAACTGCCAGTCCTGAACACGATTTCAAGCGGCGACCAACTTCCGGTTTACTCACCAAACAACGGGGACGCTCGCAGAACATCAATTGGTTCGTTACTGACGTTTTTCCAGCAAAGTTTTGCATCGCCCACATTGGCTGTAAATCTTTATGTGCCTGGTTCGGGTTTCAACATCACTGTACCGACTCCAGTCAGCAATGACCAGTGGATGCTGTTGCAACCTGCTGGAACGCTGGCAACAGGCACAATTACCCTGCCTTTGAACACTGGCGTGCCTGATGGCACTACGGTGCTGATTACGACAACGCAAGAGATCACCTCGCTGACGATTGCCCTGAATGGTGCATCGGCCATTTATGGTGCTGTGACTTCATTGGCAGCTGGAACAGCAACAGCGATTCGTTTTTATCAGCCCACAAATTCTTGGTATCAGATTATTGCTAATACCGTTTATGCGGCAGGCATACAGACATTTTTAGCAACGCCATCAAGTGCTAATCTGCGTGCGGCAATGACCGATGAGACAGGCACAGGTTTGTTGGTTTTTGCAACAAGCCCAACCCTGACAACTCCAATAATTACAAATCCAACGGTTAGCACTGGAACATTCACAAGCCCAGCTTTGGTGACACCAGCATTGGGCACTGTGAGTAGCG